CCGAAGGGTGATCCCGGCGAGGACGGCAAGGACTACGACTACGGAAACATCCGCGAAACCTTAGAAATCACTCTCAAGTCAACCGATTGGGCAGACAACAAGCAGACCATCGAAGCCAATGCGATCTCGGAGAATTGCACCTTGGTAGCAAGCCCTACAACGGAAAGCACAGAAGCGTATATCGCAAGCGGTATCATGCTGACAGAAGCAGAGGTCGGCGAGATGGCATTTGAATGCGTAGTACCCCCGACAGAGGATATTGCGGTGCTGGTGCATGTCATTGATCCTTTGATTGCTGTGGAGAGTACGGAAATCCTCTCCTTTGACAGCGTAGACGAAATGAACGCTTATGAAGCAGAGGACGGCACGATTGCGATTGTGCCGAGTGAGGATAGCGTCATTGCCTTGTCAAAATATAAGTATGAGGATGGACAGTCTATCAATGATAAAATTGTCTATCTGTTCGGGACTGGCGGAGAAACAGCAAGCGGAAATGATAACGGATCATTTTGGGCTGATTTGAAAAAGCTTGCAAATCCTGTTTTCTCGTTTGATGCATCAGTTATGACCGCTGGACTCACCTTGGAGTGCCCTGCATTAACCGTACAAAAGATAAACGGCGAACCTCGAAACGTTGCCGTTTCGTTCGATATTGTAATGAGTGGTACTACAACCAAGTTGTCCATTGAGTTTAGCAAAGCCGTTGATGCAACGAGTGGAATTTATATCGGCACTCAAATCAATCTTAAAACGGAGGCGGTGTAATGGCTAATTACCTTTATAACGGTATAGAACTGCCTGCATTGCCAGAGTGGGATAAAAACACATATCCGTATGCAATTATTGTAAAGATTGCTCCTTTGGGGGATGCATCAGAATTTACACGATTATATGTATCTACAAATACACTATACATTGAGTCAGACGGAGATTTTGCAGTAAGTGAGTTGCCGACAAACTATCTTGTCGCAGATGTTTTCGATGGTGGTGATAATTGGGGAGAATTTGAATCCATGGTTGTGCAGGAGATACCCGACATCGCACCTTCACTATCTAATTTTACAATTATTTGGAGCAATCACGATTTGCCATATGAAAACAGTACGGAAATCTATCTGTCCGCAAGTGTACCCATCCCAGCCAACGGCTACGAAGCCCACCTCCACAACGGCACATGGCGCAAAGGAACATTCTACAAGCGAGTGAATAACGCATGGGTAAAGCATCAAGCCTACCGCAGACAGAATGGCGCGTGGGTGAAAGTAAAGGAGTGATAAAATGCCAATAATTATTAACCCTATCATAAACGCAACAGACCCTACACTCCAAGAAAAGACCATCACCGAAAACGGAGAGTATGTAGCAGACGAGGGCTATGATGGGCTGTCAAAGGTGAAGGTCAATGTAGAGAGCGGTGCTTCCTTCAATATCCACTACGGCTTGAATCCTCCCGAGGACACCAGTATGTTGTGGGTGGAGACGGAGAGGGAGCCGACAAAACTTACTATCGGTTTTGAAAGTTTGTATGGAAGCGAGGAAATAACGAAAGTGGCAACTGCAACAACATCAAGTGAAAGAGCATCGGGTGTTGTTGACGGTAGAATTTACTATCTTGGGAGATATTATTTGGGTTCTTATTATAAGAACAATCACTATTATGACACCAATACAGGTTCTTATAAATCAATTTCAACAACATTTCCTGTGGCTATTCGTTCACAAGGTGCAACTGTTGGTAAAAATATTTATTTGTTCGGTGGCACAATAACGGGTAACACAAAAATAGCCACTTGTTATATGTTCGACACCGAAACGGAAATAACAACAACTCTTGCTGTTTCTTTGCCTACCGCTCGTTCGGGTGTAATGACCGAAGCGGTAGGAACAAAGATATATTTGTTTGGTGGTACTGATGATAGTGGTTCATTGACTACTATCATGGTATATGATACGGAAAAAGGTGAATTGAAAGAACTCACAGAAACTATGCCAACGAGTTTTGGCTCTTGTAACCCTGTTGCAGTAGGCAATAAAATTTATTTCTTTGGTGGTTATGATGATTCGCAACGCACAGAGATAATGGTGTTTGATTGTGAAACGGAGAAAATGGCTCAATGGAATTGTAGTTTGCCTGTTGCAACATCAAATATTGGTGCAGGCGTTGTTGGAGAAAAGGTATATCTGTTTGGAGGTCAATACTGGAACGCAACTGCGAATAAATGTTATGAGTGTGATACACGAAGTGGAAGTATAAGGCAACTTTCTGTCACTTGTGGTGATGCCCCTGTTTCTGTTGAAACTGTTGGAAACTCTATTTATGTTTATGTATATGGCACAATTAACCTGTTCTCAACCGAGGGTGCAGACCTTGAAGCAAACACTATTTACATGAAACCCACTACCACGGAAAATCTGTTTGAATTGGTTAGCGGTGATAATTCAATGACCATCGGTATCTATAATGCATTTATCGGTAACGCAGATGGCAAGGCAGAGGCGGTAAATTGCTACCTCTACAACGAAACTTCCCAAGCATGGGAATTGATATAAGGAGATAACTATGTGGGAACTTTGGGACAAACAAACACCTATAAACGGAGTATCTGCTGAACGCTGTTTGCAGAACTTCAAGCACCTTGCAAACGAGGAAACAATCTTTATCAAGTATGTAAACGGCAGAGCCGTACAAGTAGAGGGCAAGGGTATTCTTGCTTCTGTGTATGGCATTGACCCGACATTGGACAATGACGCTTTTATCGCTGAATACGAAAAGGCGATTGCGGTTGAGGAAGAAACCGAAGAAACAGAGGGCATCGAATGATGCCCTTTTTATATGGGGGTGAATAAATGACTCTTTTGGAATTGAAAAAGAAGGTCTTGGCAATGATCGAGGAATTAAACCCCGACAGCGAGCTTTTGACGGATGATCCCGATATTTCTGCAAAGATAAACGAGGTCATCAATCAGATCATGTTTGAGCTGGCACGGCTCAAGAAAATTCCCAAGTATGTGGAGATCGATGTGACGAGAGGTCAGCTCTTGGAGTTTGCCGATATCGAGAGCGCGTGCGGATATGAAATCTATCAGCTCGGCACGGTGGGCGGTGTTCCTTACGTACCGCGTGCAAACGGTACTGTACTCAAGTTTTTTTCGAGCGGCACGGCAGAGATTGATTGCTACGTCTATCCCGAAAGAATCACCGAGAAAACCAAGGACAAGGCTTACGAGTTTGAGCTTTCCGCGGATTGCATGGAGATTATGCCGTATGGTGTTGCTGCCGATCTGCTCAAGAGTGACGTTTCTGCCGAGTACGGCAACGTATATGCAACGAGATACGAAGCCATGAAGCAGATGCTTGATCCCCGGTATCAGCATACCACCATCTACATTGAAGGGGGCTTTGACGTATGAGCGGAGTAGCAACCGGTGATCTGATTTCGCGTACCTATGCCAATTTCCGTGGGGCTGACTTTCGCGGTGAGGATATCAATATCCGCAGAAGCCCCGATTGCCTGAACGTGTGGCATGACTACACCGAGATCGATAGCATCAGGACGCGCCCGACTATGGAGCTCAAGATAAATCTTGAGGGAACAGTTTATAGCATTTCGTTCTTTAACGGACAGATGCTTGTGCATTGTGGGGATAAGCTCTACAAGGTCGTGAACGGCGTAAAAACCGTACTGAAAACAGGGCTTGCGCAAAGAGAGAGCAACAGCTTTATCTTTGAAAACGTATGGTACTTCATGGACGGCAAGTCGTATTTGCAGTATGACGGAACGCAGATCAAGGACGTTGTTGGATTTGTGCCGACTACCTCGATTGGCAGAAAGCCTGCCGGTGGCGGCAAGATTCATCAGGACGTGAATATGCTTTCGGACTATCGTATCAATACCTTTTTGGCAGACGGAACGAGCAAGGAATATCACCTTGACGCGCAGGGCATTGACGATGAATTTGCAGAGGTCTATGTCAACGGCAAGCAAGTGAGTGCCTATTCGATCAGCGAGGACGGTGTTGTGGAGTTTATGGAAGCTCCCGAAGCGCCTTTGACGGACGGGCAGGACAACGTGACGATCAAATTCCGCAAAAAGGTGGACGGCTACCGCGAGAGGGTGCTGAATTGCACGCTGTTGCAGGTGTTCGATAACCGCGTATTTATCAGCGGCAACAAGGACTTTCCCAATACCGTGTGGCATTGCAGCCTTGACGATCCCGCTTATTTTAGCGACCTTGACTATTACCGCGAGGGCGTTGACTCTGCAAAGGTCATGGGGCTTGTGGCAGGCAACAACAATCTGTGGGTGTTCAGAGAGCCTTCGCAGGCGCATACGAGCGTGTTCTATCATACTCCTTCCTTGGACGAGGAATACGGCAAGGTCTATCCTTCGCAGCATTCCAGTATTTCAACCGGGTGTGTAGGAAAAGCGGTGAATTTCAACGATGATATAATCTTTTTCTCCGAGCGAGGAATGGAAGGTATCAGCGGTGACGTGACCACGGAGCAGGTGGTGGCGCACAGAAGCACCTTGGTTGACCGCAAGCTGATTTCGGAGAAGGACTACACCAAGATGATCCTTGCCGAGTGGGAAGGCTATCTGATCGTGTTTATCGGTGATAAGGCGTATCTTGCCGACTCTCGCGCCATGTTTACCAACGAAAACCACCTTGAATACGACTTTTTCTATTGGCAGATGGAAAAGGCGATCACGGCAGCGCGAGTGGAGAACGGCATTCTTTATCTTGGCACAAAGGACGGCGTTTACACTTTGACAGGCGAGGGTGATCTTGAGAGCTATTGGGTAACTCCCAAGGATAAATTCAAGTCGGCAAACAAGCTGAAATCAACTCACAAGAGAGGTTGTGTCGTGGAAGCGACCGGGGATATTTCGGTATATGCCAAGACCGAGAAAACCGACTTTGAATTGATCGACTCTTTTGCGGATATCACCGACTCTTTCGTTTGCAGGATCAAGAGAAAGAAATGGAAGGATATCCAAATCAAATTTTATTCGGCTACGAGGTTTAGCCTTGAAACAGCCACGCTGGAAGCTTTCTGCGGCGGCTATATCAAGCGGTAGGGGGTGCATGAATGTCTACGAATTACGAAAATGACGAGAGAATGCAGGACGTGATGGAGCGTGATGCGGCTGCGCTGAAAGAATACGAATCAGGTATGCAGGCTGCCATTGACCAAAACAAAGCAGGCTTGGCAGATATCAATAACAAGCTTACGCAGGGCCAGCAGAAGCTGGAAGCGTCCGCAAACGCGCAGACCGAGTTTGCCATTGACGAGATCGAGCGGCAGAAGGAAACCGCGAGAAAGGACTATATCAAGGAGCAATCGGGCGCGTATAAGGACTGGCAGACGCAGAAAGACCCTTACGGCGCGAACGCAGAGAGAAATGCTGCGGCAGGCATGACCAATACCGGCTATGCCGAAAGCTCGCAGGTTTCTATGTATAACCAATATCAAGCGAGAGTCACAGCTGCAAGAGAATCCTTCCAACGTTCCATTGATAACTACAATGCGAGCATCACGCAGGCGAGATTGCAGAACAATGCAACCTTGGCGCAGATCGCTTACGAAACCTTGGTCAAGCAGGCAGAGTATGCGGCAACGTTCTTGATGAAGAATACCGAGCTGCTTACGTCCTTGGCGCAGGGCAAGGCAACCATGAAGCAGCAGAGCACGCAGAATTATCTTTCCGTATTGCAGCAGCTGATTGATGAAGAGCAGTTTAATGCTTCCCTTGCAGAGAATAAGCGACAGCATGACGAAACGCTTGCTTTCCAGCGCGAGCAGTTTAACTGGCAAAAGGCAAAGTACAATGCTTCGAGCGGTGGATCGAGCGGTGGATCGGGCACAATCAAGAAATCATCCGGCAGCTCGACAAGCAGCAAGGGTAGCACATCTGCTATTAACAAGGACGATACCGGCTCCAAGAGTACCGTGAGCAATAAAAACACGAGCAAAGAAACCAAAGAGCCTACCGTGGATATGAAGAGCGTATTGGCTTTGGGCTATGGACCGATCAGCGCAGCAAAGCTTGACGAAAAGGTCAGAAGCGGACAGGTCAAGGAATACGTGGAAAACGGAAAGCTGAAATACAAGCTGGTATTTCCTGCGAGAGGAAATACGCAAGGCAAGGGTACTACCTTCAAGACCAAGAATGCGAACAAGTAAAAAAGGGGGGCAGAGATATGGGCTTTAATGACGAATATCAGAAGCTCCGCAAGAAGCGTTTAGAGGAAGAGCAAGAGAAAAAGCCGGGTGGCGGTGGTATGCTCTACCAAAACAAGACGCTTCCCAAAGAGGACGTTGCGCCTATCGTAACCGCCACCGGCAACAAGAAAGACGTATTCGATGACGGATATCAGATCGGTGACGTGTCAAAGGCAATCATTGGCAAGGCAACGGATTGGGGCATTATCAACGAGGACAATGCTTTTTCTGACGGATACCAATTCGGTGATGTATATAAAACCATAGGCTCGTCTTACGTTGACTTTCAGCTTTCCACGGCTGAAGGCTTGGGCAGTCTTGTCGAGGGCGTTACTGACCTTGCAGGCTACGGCATTGCAGGAGTGAGTGATCTGCTCGGTGCTGACGAATTTTCGGAAGTGCTCAAAGAGAGCGTGAAAAAGAACACGGTGCTGGGCTGGGGAGACGCTTACAGAGAGCACAAGAACTTAATGGGGTACAACATAGCCGACAACACCCTTTGGGGTGATACTGTGCGCTCGTTTGGTCAAGGACTTGGTTACGTTGCAGGTATAGTCGGCACGGCAGGCATTGGCGGCGCGGCAGGTCTTAGCTCTTCCGCAATTACAGCATTGATTACCGGTGTTTCAGGTGCATCCGCTATGGGTAGCGGTATGAGTGAAGCCTACGAGGGCGGTGCTACGGATGAGGAAGCGGTACTGTACGGCGCGATCAACGGTGTGGTCAATGCCGGCTCGGAGCTGTTGTTTGGCGGCTTGGGTAAATCGGTCAATGCGCTTGGGTTAGGCAGAGGTATCAGCTCTCTTGATGATATGTTCGCCAAAAAGTTGACGGAAAAGATCAGTAATAATTTTGTCAAGACGGTTCTTCAGTACGGTGTAAAAGCATCGGCAGAGGGCTTTGAGGAAGTGCTTGCAGGTGTCGGTCAAGCGGTTGGTAAAAAGCTGACCTACATGAGTGATGAGGACCTTGGGCAGCTTATCGAGGACGAAAACCTGCTTGAGCAGTTTGCTATGGGCGCAGCCATTTCGGGTGTGATGCAGATTCCCGATGCGGCAATCTCGATCAAGAGCGGAAACGACTTTATCACCGGGCTTTCGGATGACGAGCAGGCGGTTGTCGATAACCTCTACAACGAAAGAGTTGCAGAGCAGGAGAAGGACGGCAAGCTGACCGCAAAGGAGAAGAACAAGATCCTTGAACAGGTCAAGCGCGATATGGAGCGCGGATATATCTCTGTGGACGAAATAGAGCGCGTTTTGGGCGGTGAAACCTACGAAGCCTATCAGAATACCTTGAATGAGGAAAAGGCTTTGCAGGACGAATATAACGTGCTCTACAAGATGAAGAACGGTGAAAAGTCTGACGAGCAGATTGACCGGCAGCGCGAGTTAAAGGCGAAACTTGAAGAAATCACGCAAAAGGGCACGACAACAACGCTGAAAACGCAGCTTTCCGAGGGCGTTATTGGCAGGGTCAAGGGCACAAGGCTTGCAGAGAGCTACAACGAGCGAGCAAGACGCGGACGGGCGTTTGAAGCGGATCTCTCCAAGTACGATGACAAGCAGGCAGAAATCGTCAAGAGAGCTGCGGAGAGCGGCATTTTGAATAATACCAACAGAACACACGAATTTGTCGATATGGTCGCAAAGATCTCGGCAGATAAGGGTGTTCTTTTTGATTTCACCAATAATGCCAAGCTGAAAGAGTCGGGCTTTGCGGTTGAGGGTGCTACGGTCAACGGCTACTTTGACAAGAAAAGCAATACCGTGGGGGTCAATATTGACTCTGCGAAAGCCTTTGATACCGTGGTGGGTCATGAGATCACGCACGTTCTTGAGGGCACGGAGCTTTACACCGAGCTGCAAAAGGCGGTGTTTGACTACGCCAAGACCAAGGGCGAGTATAACGGACGCAGACAAGCACTTGCAAAGCTGTATGCCGAGGAAGATATTGATTCCGAAATGACCGCCGATCTGATCGGTGAATATCTGTTTACGGACGAGGATTTTGTCAAGAATCTTTCTGTGCAGAACAGAAACGTGTTCCAAAAGATTTATGACGAGATCAAGTACCTTTACAAGGTTGTAACGGCAGGCAGCAAGGAAGCAAGGGCTTTGGAGAAGGTCAAGAGGGCGTTTGATAAGGCGTATCGCGAGGGCGTGAAGGCAAACGGCAAGGCGAGCGGTGACGTGAAGCATTCTCTCTCTGACTCTGACGGGCAACGGCTTACCAAAGAGCAGCAGGAATTTTTCAAGGACTCCAAAATCAGAAATGATAACGGAAGCCTAAAGGTAATGCACCACGGCACGAATGAATCGTTTACCGTGTTTGATAAAAACAAAGCACGTTACAGCGGAACTTACGGAAAAGGCTTTTATTTTACAGATAGCACGTCTCACGCAGCAACCTATGGCGAGCTCTTGGATGTATATTTGAATATCACAAATCCGTTGCAGAACGGTACAAGTGATATTACAAAAGACCAAATAAGAAAATTCGTTGAAGCTATTGCGGAGGATGAAGATTACGGCATTGAAAACTATGGTTATGATGCCACGATTGACAGTGTAACCGATAGCCTGCACGGAAAAAGCGATTTTGGTATTATATTAGACCTTAACATAACGTGCATTGGCGATATGGTGGAAGCGGTCGAGCTTTTCAACAAAGTAAACGGAACGAATTACGACGGCATTGTTGCGCCTACGGAAACCGTTGCTTTCTATCCTGAACAAATTAAGCTTATAGACAACAAAGCGCCTACCGCCAATCCCGATATCCGCTATTCACTCTCCGACTCTGACGGCAAGCAGCTTACAAAGGGTCAGCAGGAATATTTCAAGGACTCCAAAATGCGTGACGAGAACGGCAATCTCAAGGTCATGTATCACGGGTCGCAGGACGCAGGATTTCACGTATTCGATCCGGGTATGTCCGATGATGATACGTCACTCTTCTTTGTTGACAGAAACGATGTAGCGGCTTCTTATAGCGGTACGAGCGAAACCTACGAAGCGCAGAGCATTCGCACCGCCGAGGATATGAACAAATTCATTGAGAGCATCGGCGTAGAGGGCTATGAGGTTATCGAGCATGACGGTAAATTCGATCTCATATACGAGGATGAATTGATTGCATCGAGAGACACCGCCAAGGAAATCTACGAGGAATTTTGTTGGTATGAGAGCGTGGGCGAGGGTGATGCCAATTACAAGGTTTATCTCAATCTCAAAAATCCGCTTGTGGTGGACGGAAAGGGCAGACCTTGGAATAAGATCGATGCTGAATTTTCGCAGGAGATTTACGACAAATATCAATCCCTGACGGCAGAGGAAAAGGACGCTCTGATCGACCTTGCCGAGTGGGAAGATTTCAGCCTGTTCAACAGCGAGATACAGGAAGCAACCGAGGGTGATCTTGCGAGCGCATACGCCAAGATGGGCGAGGATTGCAATATCTACGACCTTTTCAGCGTTGCGGCTGACAATTTCAGCGAAGAGTCGATGCGCGAGAATGCGCGCGGCTATCTCAAAACAAGAGATTATGCGCAGCGTGCCAAGGAGCAGGGCTATGACGGCGTTATTTTCAATAACATCGTTGATAACGGCGGCTATTCCAATGGCAGCGAGGGTGCTTCTACCGTTGCGATCGCGTTTGAATCGAGTCAGATCAAGTCGGTGGCGAATGAGAATCCTACGGGAGATCCTGATATTCGCTTCTCTCTTTCGGAAGCCGTTGAGGAAACGAATGATCTTATGGCTATTCACAATTTGACCGAGGAAAAGCTGCGCAAGAGCCTTAAACTTGGCGGATTGCCTATGCCTTCCGTTGCTATTGCAAGGGCACAAGACGGGCACAATGAATTTGGCAACATAAGCCTTATTCTTAAAAAAGATGCTATTGACCCGGGGACAAGCAGATATAACAAGGTGTATTCGGGTGATGCGTGGACTCCTACCTATCCGCGCGTCGAATATAAGGTAAATAGCAAGGTATCGAAGCAGATCGGTGATAAAATTCATAGCCTTGTACCATCTGACGTTATAAACGATCTTGGTGACGTGCATTTTGACACCGACAATATGACCGACACCTTAAACCGATTCGGCGGCAATATGGCAGATGCTTTCGGGAGCAATTATGCTTTGAAGTACGCATATCTCAAGGACAGCGGCGTAGATATTGCTTTGCCGATGAAGGAAAAAAACATTTCCTATTACGGTACTCGTGAAAATGGCGCGATTATCAAGGTTGCGGAAGCTCTTACGCAGGAAGAGCTGATAACGGCATTAAATGGCGGTCACGAGGTTGCGGATCAGTACGAGCCGATCATCAGAAAAGCCGTTGCTGAATATACGCAAGAAAAATACGGTGACGTGCCCGAGCTGCTTGATATCATGATGCCGAGAGAACAGTTGACTTACAGCGAGCTTGACGGCTACGTATCGGAAGCGTTGAGTTATCACCGCAAAGGCGTTGAGCGGACGGTTGACACAAAAGCGGCGCGTGAGCTTATCAATGAGCAGGTCGATCAAACCGAGTATGAAGCGTGGCTGAATGTTCTGTTCTCCGGGATAGTGGAAAAAGAGGGCATCAGAAATAACGCTGACTATTTCACCCCTTCCGGCAATCGCAGGAGCTTTGAAGCGTTGCACTATGAGCATAATCTTGAGAACGTAATCAAGGCTATGCGAGAAAAAGGTGCAAAAGGCGTAGGTGCATTTAGCAGCGCCAACATTCTCGGAGCGTCCACAACGGAATTTGGTTCTATAAAAGAACTAAAGCAATCCACGGACCGCTTGCGTATGATGACGCAAGACGAGTTTGACAAGATAAGAAAGCAATATACCGATAGATTTTTTGATCTTGCAAGCAGCCTGCCGAAAGACAAGAACAGTTTTATTGCTACGGATGATGCAGCAAATATGCTTGTAGAAGCCGTAACAAAATACAAAACAAGAAGCGGTATTGCCAATTATTTGCGCAGAGAGAGCCAAGGCTGGGCAAATTATTCTGAATACGTTGTTGACGATCTCATTGAGCTTGTTGAGGATATTCGCAAAATGCCTACAGGGTATTTTGAAGCAAAGCCGCAGAGAGCGGTCGGGTTTGATGAAGTCGGCGTGTTTGTGATTCCCAGAAATGCCGATCCCAAGCTGAAACAAGAGCTTTTGAACAGAGGGTACAGCATTGCGGAATATGATCCCGACGTAGACGGTGATAGGCAGAAAGTTGTTAATTCGTTTGAACAGTACAAATTCAGCCTTTCCGCAAAGGGCGAAGCACCCGGCAAGGGTAGATTTTACGGCAAGGATATGCGCCTTGAGGTTGCGCCGGTTGCCGAGGACGTTTCGACCACTACCGAGCAGGCTGTGCCTGAAGCGGTTGCGCCTGTTGCTGAAACAGTTGCAGAGCCGGAAACTGTTGCGCCCGTAGCTGACTGGATGCCCGATACCGATGAAACCTATGCACCTTCCTTGTATGACTTGATTGACGAGCGTGATGCGCTGCAAGAGCAGTTGCGTGCGGCTATGGAAGCAAACGACCAAGAGGGCGCGCTTCCTTTGGTGCAGCGTTACCAAGAGGTCACGCAGCAGATTTCGCAGATGGAAGCAGCGGAGAGCGAACGGCTTGCAAGTCTTGACGAAGCAGACGTGCCGCCCGAAATGGAAGCACCTTACGTAGCACAGAGAGAGCCTATTACGATTGACGGCAAATCGCTTGACAAAATCACGGGAGATGTCAGCGATATGCTGGGTCTTAATGCCGAGGACCGTGCAAGAATGGCGCAAACCATTCAAAAATATTCGCAGAACAGCGAATTGACCGATAGCGATCTGTTTGATGAAATACTCGATCATTACGAGTATTACGAGGAAGTGCAGATTGAGAATGACGAAGCGGACGCGGCAAGACGTTTTATCAAGGGCACAAAGCTCTACTTGCCCGAAAATCTGAAAGGGGATTTTGACGGCAAGCGCAAGGACGGTTTCAACGCTTTCCGCAGAGAGCATTTCGGGCATTTCACGATCACGACACAAGAGGGCGCTGGCGCGAGAAGCGTTGACTCTCTTTATCAGGAACTCAATGAGACCTTCCCTGATCTGTTCCCTGATGATATTTGGAACGCTGCCGAGCAGCTTCAGCAAATGGCAGACGTTGCGAGTATGAAGCCAAAGACCGAGTATCGCACCGGGCAATTCGATCCTGACACGGTTGGTGAAGCCGTTGAGATGATTCGGAGCGGTGTTGCGAGGTACGCGCAGAATGAAAAAATGAGGGCATTTAACTTAGAGAGCGCAAGGCTTTCTCGCATGTACGGAAAGACCATTGCGCCCGTGGCTGATACGCCTACATTTGAAACTGCGAATACAAGTCAAGTCATGGGTCAGCAGACCATGTTTGAAGAGCCTGCCAAAAAGGACAGATTTGAGCAAATGCTTGAGCGTGAAATGGCTGCTTTGGAAAAAGAATTTGCGCAGAGAAGATCCGAGATGGAAGCGCAGCTGGGAGACAAGAACGCCTATATCAGCGGTCGTGCAATGGATCTTTACTACGAGATCAGCAATCTCAAAAAGGGTGTCAGGGCTTCCCGTGAGCTTGGATATTTGCTTGACCACGGCTTTGCTTGGAACACGATCAAGTCGAAGCTGCTTACCATTAAGCGTTATCCCGGTGAGGTCATCAATCCCGATTCTGTCGAGGAAAGCGTCATCAGAGAAGCGCTTTCCCGTGAATATGAGGACAAGGTGTACGAGCTGTCCGAGCTTGGTCTTGAGTATCAGAAGAGGGTATCGGAGATCGAGCAAAGCGTTGAGAGAGCGCGCAAGGAAGCGGAGAAAGCGGAGCAGTTGATCAAGAGAGCGGAGCTGCATAAGAACATCGTTGACAGGGTAAGGTCCAGCTTTGCGGCAAATGGCTTTGATTTCGACAAGGTGCTGAAAAACGCCCGAAACCTTTCCACGTTCGCAACGGTTGACAATACGCCGCAGAGAGTGATGGAGAAAGCTCTTGGCTATAAACAGGGTCAGATTCTTGCAGATGAAACCGTGAACAAGGTGGCACAGAACGAAACCGAGGGTATTAAGTGGCTCAATTCTTACACGGACAGAAAGAGCGGTCTCTTGGCGCAGATCTCCAAGCAATACAATATCAAGCCCGGCAGCAAGGAAAGCGCGGCGGCGCAGATGTATGCCGAGGGCTTCTTTGTCGATGACAACAGCGAAACTATTTTTTATGGTGACGCAGAGCTTGCAAAGGATTTCCCCGATGCACAGACGCAGGAGAACATCAAGGGGCTTGCGAAAGATCCGCGCATCCGTAAGATTTACGATGAAACGCTTGCCATGATCAACGAGTCGAGAGTGAGAAACGGCTATCCCGAAATTCAAAAGCTGGATAACTACTTCCTGCATTTCAGGGCTATGGACGATACTTTCTCAAGACTTGGCTTGCCGTTCAACCCGAACGACATTAAGGCAAAGGACCTTCCTACCGATCTCAACGGTGTAACCGCTGATCTCAAGCCCGGACAGCCTTATTTTGCGAGTGCAATGCACAGACGCGGCGTAAGGACTACCCATGATCTGCTTGGCGGCTTGGAGCGGTACTTGACCAGCGCAAAGAGTCAGATCTATCACATTGACGATATTCAGACCTTGAGAGCGTTGCGCAACTATATCGCAGATATCTACGGACAGGCAAACGGCTTGGAAAGCCTTGACGCGCTGACAGAGGAAGAGGTTGAGGAAAGAATCAAGCAGGTTTACGGAGCGCACCTTTCTACGTTCGCGAAATTCCTGAACGAGGAAGCAAACGTGCTTGCAGGAAAGACGGCTCTGATTGACAGAGGACTTGAGGGCATTATCGGCAGACGCGGCATGACCTTTATTGATAATCTCAATAAGCAGGTCGGCAGCAACATGGTCGGCTTCAATGTTTCGTCCTCTTTGACAAACTTCCTGCCGGTCGTGCAGACGTTCGCCAAGACCAACAAATTTGCTTTCGTCAAGGGCTTTGCGCAGACGGTTTCCAATAGAGTCAGCTCTATTGCAGGTGGCGGTGATAACTTTGCTCAAAACAGCCCCGTTATGATCCGCAGAAAGGGCGCTGACAGATTCCACCGTACTGTGTGGCAGAAGATGGGCGATCCCGGTTATGCGCTGATGGGAGCGGTTGATAGTATTTCCACGGAAATCATTGCAAGGGCCAAGTACAACGAATTGATCGGGAAGGGCTTGACTTCCGCGCAGGCGCATACTGTAACCGACAAGTGGGTATCTCGCTTGATGGGTGACAGGTCGCTCGGGCAGATGCCGCAGCTGTATAATTCCAAGATGCTTGGGCTTGTGACCAAATTCCAGTTGGAAGTACGTAACCAGTTGGATAGCCAGTTCTACGATACCATTCAGGAAGCAAAGGTATCTAACGAGCATATTGAGAATCAGCTTGAGAGAAACGCAAAGACAGCAGCAAAGGTCGCGTCAACGTTCTTCCAGCTTGCGGTTGCGCAGCATATCTTTGGAGCGGTGTTTGAATCGATTGCAGGCTACAATCCTGCGTTTGATATCATTGACGTTGTTATCAAGGCTCTCGGCTTGGATGATGACGAGGAAAGCGAAGATACCGTGCTTGACAACGTTGAGCAGGGCTTCCTTGCGCTGCTTGAGGACCTGCCTTATACGAGTACGCTTACTGGTGGTCGTATTCCGATCTCGAATGCTTTGCCTATTGAGCAGTTGATCAATGGCAAGGACGAATACGGCAACGATAAGCCGCGTTGGAAAACTGCTTTGGAAGCATTACCTTACTACGTTCTGCCCGGTGGCTATGGACAAGCCAAAAAGACGGTGCAGGGGCTTTCGATGTTCTCTGATAAGCTCCCTGTGACGGGATCTTACACGGACAGCGGCAATCTCCGCTTCCCCGTGGAAGAAACGCCCGGCAATATTGCGCAGGCGGCTGTTTTCGGTCAATGGGCGAACGAGAACGCGCGGTATTATTTCGACAACGAAATTGCGCCTCTTAACGAAAAGCAGACGCAGGAGTATGCCGACGTTGGTATGTCTATTCGCGATTACTGGAAATATCGAAAGGGCTTGAAGGGCTTGAAAACTCTTGAGGAAAAAGCCGAGTACATTGACGGCTTGGATCTGACGGACGAGCAGAAAAACATTCTCATAAACAATATCGTTGACCGCGAGGAAGATATTGATATGTCTGACTATGACGAGTACGGCAGCTTTGGTGAATTTGACTTTGCGGTGAAAAATCCCGAAAAGTACGAGTTTTTCAAGGCGAACGGTATTTCTTACGAGGACTACGATAACGCAGACGAGGACGGAAAGAGAGCCTACACTTGGGCGTATGAAAACCCCGAAAAGTACACGGTAGCAAAAGCGATCTCCGATGATTTCTTGACCTACTACAAGTACAAGGGCGAGCTTTACGATATTAAAGCCGACAAGGACGAGAACGGAGAGACGATCCGTGGATCTGCCAAGGAAAAGAAGATTGATTATATCAATAATCTGGACCTTGATTACGGGCAGAGAATCATTCTTTTCAAGAGCATGTATAACGCCGATGATACGTATAACGCCGATATCGTGGACTATCTGAACGGCAGAGAGGATATATCCTATGACGAGATGGTTACTATTCTTACGGAGCTTGGCTTTACGGTCAAGGGCGATAATGTGTATTGGGATTAAGGGGAAGCCTACGGGCTTCCTCTTTTTGAGGGGGAAAAATATGAAACAAGACAGAATACATCCGAGAACGGCTGCGCAGTTGCAACGCAAGTACGGTAAAAAAGTGACCGATTCCGCAGAGAATGCCGCTAATGCTAAAAGCGAATCGGAACAGGCAGCGGAGCTTGCCGCGAGTGCAGCTGCAAAAGCGAACGCGCTTGAAGCAAAGTTGGAGTTGACGGTTAAGATCAACGAAAATGGCGAGGTTGTCAGCGAGATCGATGGCGTTGCGAACGTGATCAAATTTCTTGCAAACTGTATTTCCATTCAGAGCGATAAATTCACGCTTGACCCGGACGGCAAAGTATCGATCAATGGCGGTGCTATCGTTTTGAAAATGTCGAACGGTGGCTATGTTCGCATCGGTGAAACGGTGGACGTGCTGGCGGTAGATACCGAGGACTTTACCGAGGGAAAGGGCAGCCGCGTGGGGATCTTGCCGAGTGCTATCCAGTTTTCAAGCGGCGTTGCCGGTTCTTCTACGATGCCTATACAGTTTGAATACGCTGACGGAGCGTACAAAAACAGGCTTGTCGGTGATTGGTATATCGGAAACGTGAAGCTTTCGGAATTGATAACAAGAATTGAAGCCTTGGAGGGATCATGATGAAAAGTACAATATGCGCGGCTTTAGGAGTTACAGGCAGTTTAATAGCATCTTGCTTTGGGGGGTGGTCTGCTTCATTGACTACGTTGCTGATTTTCATGCTGATTGACTACGTATCAGGCTTGATCGTCGCAGGCGTGTTCCATAAGTCGCCCAAGACGAAAAACGGCGGGCTTGAAAGCAAGGCAGGGCTGAAAGGCTTGATCAGAAAATGCGTTGTTTTGGCTTTGGTATTGGTCGGGCACAGGCTTGATATTGCAATCGGAGCATCTTATATCCGTGATGCGGTGTGTATCGCGTTTATGGTAAACGAAGCGATCTCCATTGTAGAAAATGCCGGGCTTATGGGCTTGCCTATACCGAAAGTCATTACAAATGCAATCGAGGTTTTGCACAACAAGAATAAGAGGGAGTGATTTTTCACTCCCTCTTTTTTTATTAGTATAGTGACAATCTTTTGCAGAAATAATTCAATTTTGAAGGGAAGATGTAAAATGTTGAAAGCATACTCAAAGAAAAAAGACGGTAACAAGAAACTATCAGCGAATTTCCGAGTGAGAGAGTTTGCTTGCACGGACGGATCTGATCCTATTTTCATTGATACGGATTTGGTGAATATTTTGCAGAAGGTCCGCAACCATTTCGGAAAGGCGGTTACTATTACTTCCGCTTACCGAACACCGGGCAAAAATAAGGCGGTGGGCGGCACAACCTATTCGCAGCATCTTTACGGCACGGCTGCGGATATCAAGGTCAAGGGAGTAACACCGAAAAAGGTTGCAGCTTACGTAGAAAAGCTGATGCCAAAGAGCGGTGGGATTGGAATATATAAGACCTTTGTTCACGTAGACGTGCGTGCGGTCAAGTCACGCTGGAATGGCTGACGGGGTACACTCGGTAGGGTAAAGAATAAATGCGCTCTAAAGCGAAATTTAGGGCATTACAAAGGGGCAGATTTCTCTGCCCCTCTTTTTTATTTTGCCTTGATCTCGTCAAGAAGCTCGCTGATCGTATAGGCTTTTAATAGTGTCGCGTGCGCTTGCGCCATGTCCTTGCTATCCTTGGCGGCATCGTGCAGCTCAATGGCTTCGTTCAGCTCTGCTTCAAGGTAGGCTATGACTTCTTCGGCGGTTTGCATAGTGGATTTATTTCCATAAGCTCGTCTGCATTCTAAATATTCGTCCTCGGTAATATCTCCTCTTAACCACAATTTATCAAGTATATCAAGTGGGTTCATTTCATATCGTCCTTTCATTTTTTCATTGTACTTTTATATATGCTCCGAACGGAGATAGCACAAAAGTACAATGATTTAGTTAAAAAAATATAATGCTATCCGGGATGATCTGTTTATTCTCGTCTATCGCAAACTCTCGGATGATATTGCGCCAAAACGCCTTTTTGTTTTCTTTTGATAGTTGGCTATACAATCCTCTGTAGTCGGTTTCCAGCAAGCCTTTCAGCGCGTCCAAGTCTCTCTCGGGCGGCTTCTCGTAAATGTCGATTGCTTGTAGTTTTTTATCAAGCGCGTAATATTCATCATCGTATTCCGCTTCATCTATACGCCCCTTTCTGAACATCATATTCAGCCTATCCATTTCCGCTTTGATTTTCCTTGCCTTTTCCTCGTTGTTATTTTTTGGTCGTGCATCGGTGACGCTTTCCACTCTCAAGACCTCGTTGGTGATATACTGCTCAAGGTTATCAAGTAACTGCTTTTCAACCTTCCACTCGGTGACAGACCTTGTGTACGGGCAAATTTTTTGTGTGCGAGCGGTGTTACAACGGTACGTGTAAGATTCGTATTTTCCACCGCTGTGTTTTACGAGGTTGCCTGCCATATTGTTGCCGCAACACGGGCATTTCAACATACCGCTGAACAGAAACACTCTGTTGGGATTTGCCGGCATACGAGAGTTTCTTTTCAGTATGTCCTGTATGCGGTCAAATCGCTCTTTAGTGATATACGGGTCTACGTATTCTGGAACGCCCTTGTATTCGCCGTAGAGCAATGTATCTGTCAACAAATTGGTGAGAGCTCTCATAGTCATTTTCGTGCCGTACTTGATATTGATATAACCAAGCGTAGCTGATTTGCTTTGGTGCTTTTCAAAAAATTCAAGCAGATCATAGGTCTTATCAATATTCTCCGGGTGTCTGATCAGATACCTGTTTTTTTTCTCTCCGACCACCTTCCACGGGAACAGGAAGTTGTGCGATCCCGTGATGACCTGCTTATTCTTGATGCGCATTTTGTTATTGAAGCGGATACGCTTGCTGGTCTTTTTGGCTTCGTACTCTGCCATCGTCAAGTAAATATTGATCTTGAATGCCGCATCGGGATCGTCCGGGTCGAGGTCGCTTTCCTCAATGGAAATCCAAGTCACGCCTGCTGCGCGGAGCTGCTTCTGCGCTTCGTAATATTCTCCGACGTTACGGAAAAATCGGTCGATGCACTTGAAAACAACGATATCAAATTTGCCTGCCTTTGCGTCCTCGATCATTCTTGCGAGGTCCTTCCTTTTGCTGATCTCAAGCGTTGCGCTGATGCCCTCGTCAACGTATTCGCCCACGGACACAAGTTCGTACTCTGCGGCAAATTCGTCAATAAGGGATAGCTGGTCATGGATGGTATATCCGTTTTTCTTTTGTTCATCGGAGCTGCATCTACAGTATTTGGCTATTTTGACCACCCTGCCTGATTCCTGATACCTTAATAATTGTTGATAACTCCCATACATCTGCATCACTCCTTGTTGTATATTCTTCGGTGTAAAATTTTTACGGCATCACCCCCTATACGGTGACGATTTTCGACAAGCTGTATCTGTATAATAAAAGTGTAATATTACACAGGGCAGATTTACCATTGTGCTACATAACTGTTATAAAATATACTATTTTCAGAACAGTTCATACAAACATACGTTCCTGCCCCGGATGAAAGGAGATCCCCCTCATGAAACAAGAATACATCGAAAAAATCACCGAATTACTTGACAAATGCCCCGATCTTGCCGTGCTTGACCTTATTTATCAGTTGCTTTTAAGGCGTACAGCACCGGCTTCACAGCCTGCCGCTGTTCAAAACCAAGATTAGAAAGCGTGACCACCATATCTAATAGCTCTTCATCTTCAAGCATTTTCAAAGTGACGTCTGCAAGGACGTCATTTTTCTTTTGCATATCCCGGTGTTCCACGGTCTTTTCCTCTATCAGATCAGATTTCAAGATACCAAAGTAATCAGCCAATATTTCAATTTTGTCGATGCGCGGATATTTTTTGCCCTTTATCCAATCATTTATGGTAGGAGCGGAAACGCCCACGATTTCAGCAAGCTCTTTTTGCTGCTTTCCGCTTCTTTCTAAATAGTAGCGCAGGTTTTTCGCAAATACTTCCTTTGACCATATAGCCATATTTGCACCCCCTTTTTCCCTTATTCTACACCGAAAATAGCCGAAAGTAAATTGATTGCGTATTTTGTTTCCACAATGTTTACAAATTGTTCTTGAATTGCAGCGCGTTTCGTAGTATTCTATTATTACGAATTAGCTTAAAGTTAATTTCGGAAAGCACAGAAAGGAGAAAAAGGATGGAAAAAATCAGTTTGGCAGCAGCAAGAGTCAATGCCGGGTATACTCAAAAGGATGCCGCGGTAGCGCTTGGCGTGAGCAACAAGACGCTTTGCAGTTGGGAGAACGGAAAAACCTTCCCGGGACAGCCGATGATCGAAAAGATTTGCGCTCTATATCGCATTTCTTACGATTTCATTAAGTTTAGAGCTAATTAAGGGGCGTTATTTTTTTTACCCATCGATTAGCTAAAAGTTAATTATCAAAAGGAGCGAACATGAAACAACCGACAGGGAAAAAACTTCTCTCCCTGCTCATTGACCTTTTGGCAGAGCAAGAGGGGGTTAAGATCGAGTATGAAATTGAAGAGGTGCAACATGAAAAAGTGGTTGAGTGATCTTTGGGATAGCATCAAGTGGGTATTGACAGCCCCGATCATCCATTACCTTGATTGCCGGCAGCAGAACATTGACGGCAGCTTTGATAAGTACTGGGCGCGCAAGAATGCTCGCGCGGCGAGAAGGGAGCGCAGGTGCAAGTGAAAAGCATTATCCAAGAGGACCGTGGGCATTGCTTTCTGTGCGGCAGGAATGCACGTGCTGACTATTTCGGGCTTGAGGAACACCACGTATTTGAGGGATTTGGCAAGCGCAAGTTGAGCGAGAAATACGGCTTGAAGGTGTATCTTTGCGGTGATCGATGCCATCGAAACGGTGAGAAAAGCGTACATAAAAACGCCGAGGTTGCAAGGGCGCTCAAAAAGATCGTGCAGAAGCGTGCAATGCAGTATTGGGGCTGGTCTGTAGAGGAATTTATCAGAATAATCGGAAAAAGTTATATTTGAAAAGGAGTAAAACATGGCGAATTTTAACTTAAACAAGGTGATTTTGGGCGGCAGATTGACCGCTGACCCGGAGCTGAAACAGACGCAGAGCGGTGTACCCGTGTGCTCTTTCACGGTGGCGAACAACCGCAGAAACGGGCAGAATCAGGAAACGTTCTTTATCAGATGCCAAGCGTGGAGAGCAACGGCAGAATTTATCTCCCGGTATTTCCGCAAGGGCTCGTCTATTTGTGTGATCGGCTTTATCCAGCCGAGAGAATGGACGGACGCGAGCGGTCAGAAGCGTTATGCAACCGAGATCGTCGTGGAAGAAGCGGTCTTTGTGGATAGCAAAAATGACGCGCAGAGCGCGGAAGCGCCGAGCGGTGCATATATGCCCCCGGCGTATGATAATGCGGCAGAGCAGCCGAAATTTGAGCTCGTGGGCGATGACTCTGACTTGCCCTTCTAAAAATTAAAACAAAGTAACACAGGAGTAAAACATGGTAGGAAACAACAAAAATAATAGCGGATGCGGCAGCACCATATTTTGGCTGGTAATAGCACTATTGGTATCAGCGCTTTGCGTTCTCCAATTTGAGCTTGTTATCAATAGCGATATGCCGGATTGGTTGAAATACCTCATATTGTCTTGAAGGGAGCAAGATATGAACGCAGTTTTAATGAGTATTCAGCCGAAATGGTGCGAGCTTATCGCATCGGGCAAAAAGACGGTTGAGGTCCGAAAAACCAAACCGAAATTGGCAACGCCGTTTAAGGTGTATATCTATGAAACGCAGGGCAGAGCGGAAACGCCATTTGTTGACGAGGACGGACACGTAATCTTCAAAGGCAGAGGCCAAGTCATAGGCGAGTTTGTGTGTGATAGTATCATGCGAATAGAACGTTCGGTTGGCTGTTTTTTCTTGCCGGGAAAGACACGTAGCGAATCAAATGCCATTGCCATAGCTTCTTGCATGGATTTTCTTGATATGGGTGCTTATTTTGGACTATCTGATACCGGCTATGCTTGGCACATATCCGACCTTGTAATCTATGAAAAGCCGAAAGAATTGAGTGAGTATTCCCGACACGATAATAGCTATGATAATGCTTTTGGTTGGGCGTTTGAGGATAGAGCGAAAAACACACCGATTAAAAGACCGCCCCAATCGTGGTGCTACGTTGAGAAAGGGGAATGATATGGCACGATACATAGATGCGGAAGCATTGACCGCAGAATTTAAGCGCCTTTCTTTAGGAGAAAACAGCCTTATAGAAAGGATATTTGCTGACGGCGTGTATGCCGTTATAGACACTTTTCCCACCGCAGAGGTAGTTGAAAAGCAAGACATTGCTGACAGGCTGGAAATCGTGATAAATGCAAGAAAGCAGGTTGCAAGTGAGATTTTTTCGGAGATTGAATTTGACATACAGCAGCTTGCGTATTTGCCTGCCGCTCGCCGGGGTGAAGCGATAGAGAATATCATTGCTAACCTCAAAAAGAAATACACAAAAGGAGATTGATATGACGCTTGTAGAAGAATTGCGCTCTAAACAGAGCAGAGATAATAGGGAGCTGCTTGACCGGGCAGCCGGCGAGATTGAGCGGTTGCAGGCAGCCTATGACGGTCTGGTTGCGGATATGAAGCAAAACGCGATACGTGACGTTTGCGATATATGCAAGTATAACCTTGCGCATGACGAATGCGAGGATTGCTTTAGCTGCAAACGGAATTGCCCTTGCCGTGAGTGCCGCGAGGGTAGTAACTGGAAGTGGAGGGGCGAGGAATGAAACCTATATACGTTCCGAGGGGAAAAGCTAAAGAGTACGGCGATTATGCAATAAACATTTATACCGGCTGTCCGCACGAATGTTATTATTGCTTCGCTCCGAACGTTCTGCATAAAGTGAAAGACGATTTTCATAAGTGCATAGAGCCGAGAAAAAACATTGTCGAGGAAGTCAAAAAACAGATTTATAGAGAGCAGATCACCGGGAAGCTCATTCACCTTTGCTTCACCTGCGATCCATACCCGAAAGGATATGACAGTACACCGACAAGGGAAATCATCAAGGTCCTCAAAGAGAGCGGCAACCATGTGCAGATTCTCACGAAGAATGGTATTGACGCAAGGCGCGATTTCGATTTGTTGGATAGTAAGGATTGGTTCGGCGTTACTTTTGCAGGGTACGCAGGAATTGACTTTACACATACACCAAAAAGCGAGCCGAAAGCCGGCACGCCGATTGAAAGGTTGCAAGTTCTTCAAATAGCGCATTGGGAAGGCATAAAGACTTGGGTATCTTGCGAGCCTGTTATTGATGCAGAAGCTGTTCTTTTACTTATGGAACAAGCAGATTATATTGACCTATGGAAAGTCGGCAAGTTGAATTACCATCCATCGGATATTGATTGGGGAGAGTTCGGCAGGAAAGCAGAAGCGATACTCAAATCTAAAGGTGAAACCTATTACATAAAAGAGGGTTTGAGAGCGGAAATGGAAGGCGGTGGCAAGGAATGACTCTTGAACAAGCTATTGAGCTTCTCAAAAAAGAATATGAGAGAGCAAAGAAAATGGAGTATGTGCAGAGACCTCTTGCTTGGGCGTTGTTTCAAGTATGGAAGAAAGCTGAAAGATCGAAAATGAAAGGAGCGGACGATGAAAGCGTATAGAGTTGAAAACCAAGAAAAAGGGCACGGCATTTGGCGCGATTTTGACGGCACGATCAATCCGGTGTTCTCCAAACTCACGCAGGGCAAGTGCAAAGATATGCCCATGGAAGATAGCGATTTTTACCGACAGGACGGCAAGCAATGGTTTTCCGCTACCGATACACCCGAAAAGCTGAAAGCGTGGTTCTCTGCTCTTGACGTGGCAGAGATGGAAAGGCTGGGCTACAAGGTATATGAGTTTGAGATCAGCCATTGCAGAGCGGTTTCTGAATACGAAATCTGCTTTACAAGAGATTGCATCATTTCGCAGAGAGAAATAGATCCGCGCTTGATATAGGGCGTTGAGTATGATCGAGCGGTGACGCCGAAGGTGCAGATTGAGGTCATTACATACGAGCAGGATCGGCTTAACTATTTCACCGATCTGATGAAAAAAGCGCAAGAGCGGTACAAGCGGCTTTTCAAGAAATTCAAGGACGCTCCTTACGCGTCGGAAGAAGCGCAAGCGTTGAGTGATGCCGGGAGAGAAACGCATTTTCTCGGTGACGTGGTTGGAATGCTTGAAGTGGTTGATGCAAAAATTGCAACACCCACGAGCGAATGGATCAGCGTTGAGGATAGGCTGCCGGATAAATACGGTGATGTTATTTGCTGTACACGAAGAGGCTCAATAATGCAAGTGACGTACAATCCAACGTATAAGTTATTTAACGTATCTTGCGATAACGTTGAAGATGCTATTTACGTCACCCATTGGATGCCGATGCCGTTGCAACCGGAAATGGAAGGCGGTGAGTGATATGTACTATCTTGACAGCTTAATCGAAAGAATATCCATTGAGAGAGCCAAGAAGGTTGACGAGCTGATCCTTGGTGAAATCACGCAGATTGCGGAAGCAAACGGGATCGATACGAGAATTGTCTTGAATGAAAAGAAGATCGTGGAAGCTTTGAATAAGCAAGTGCCGCAGAAAGCGAAAATATCTCTTCACGGCACAACGGATTGGAACACAAGATGCCGCTGCCCTGTTTGCGGCAAAGATCTGTTTGATGCGCAAAAATACTGTTCAGAGTGCGGTCAGCGTATAGATTGGGGGGAGTGATATGGCAGACCTGATGCTGTTTCTTTTATCATCAGCGATAGCGATACCGCTTGCTTTGGCTGTGGCGATAATTATTTGGGCAATTAGCAAATGGGGTTGAAAGGAGAAAACAATGGTAACAAGGCTGGCACAGAAATATAAGATCACGTGTGATCGTTGCGGAAAAGAGCACGTTCGCGAAGAGGGTGTGATGGACGATGCTGTATTCTGTAATATTACGATCAGCAATGATATTAGACGCGTTGCAATAGCTGACTTATGCGAAGATTGCTACAAGGAATTTGAAGAGTTTGTGGAAAACTTTTTTGACGAGGTAAACAAGCATGACGAGTGAAAACAGAGAGAATATGCACCGGGCGATTGGCATTCTTGAGGGCGTTACTTGGTTGGCTGAAAAGGATGTTGCAGAAGCGGTAGGGGTGGCTGTCGAGATCTTGAGTGCGGTGATGCAAAGCGAGGGCAAGGACGATGAAATGTAATATACCGCGCCAAGTGTCGGAAATGTCACCGTCTGACAGAAAAGTGATTACCAAGTATTTCACCAACGAGATGTACAAGGGCATGGACAGAGAGAATGAGAAAGTGCAAGAGGTGATGATAAAGCTGTTTTGCACATGGTTACACGATCACGGTGCGACTGAGGAAGAGATCCACGCCTTTATTGCATGGATGCGCCGTACATACCGCCAACTGGCGCGGTGCAAAACCGAGGAAGAGCAGAACGCATGGCTGGAAAAAGAGCTGGCGCGTTGCTTTCCCGGTGGATTTCCGCAATTCAGAATTGACGAATTAAAGAGTAATGAAAGGAGTATTTTAGATGAGCAGAGGAACACATATAACGCAGGAGCAGAAACAGAAGATCTATGAGCTGTATGATAGCGGCATGACCGTTTATTTGCACATTGCAAAAGAGGTCGGTGTATCTGACTCAACGGTCGGAAAGATCATCAGAGAGCGGAATGCTTCTTCGGTAAAATTCTGTCCGAAGTGCTTGCATGAGAGCGGTAAGGAAGCGAGGTATTGCTACTGGTGCGGCAACGATATCCGCAGCAAAGAAGAGCTGCTTTTGCTCAATGTCGAAAAGCTGCGCGGCATGATCGTCCACTTGCCCGAAAACGTCAGAGCGGAGTTTGACGGTATCACGAGGGAGATCATGGGCTACTTGAAAGAAAAGGGTGCATGATATGGCAGACGTGAAGTGGATCAAGATAACCACGGATATCTTTGACGATGAAAAGATCATTCTGATCGAGAGCCTGCCCGATGCCTATGCCATTATCACGGTTTGGTTTAAGCTGCTATGCCTTGCCGGGAAGCAGAATAACAGCGGCGTGTTCCTCTTGGGGAGAATGCCCTATACCGACAAGATGCTTGCTACCATCTTCCGCATGAAGGAATCAACGGTCACGATGGCATTGCAGACCTTTGAGAGCTTCGGCATGATTCAGATTATTGACGGAGTGATCACGATACCGAATTGGGGCAAGCACCAAAACCTTGATCAGCTTGAAAGCAAAAAGGAGTATATGCGCGGCTACATGAGGGAATACCGTGCAAAACAAAGGGCTTTAACATCGGGTAAAAATCCGAGTAAAACTAACGGTAAAGCTAAAGTTAGTCAAGCAGATAAAGAGAAAGATAAAGAAATAGATACAGATATAGAGTTAGAGAATAAGAGAAAGAGTGTGTCCGCTGCGCAGACACCAGCGGCAGAGCCGCCCTCTGTCGATTATGAGCAATTCAAAAATCTGTATAACGATATCTGCGTAAAGTTACCGCACGTTAAGATGCTTTCGGAAAAGAGAAAAAATGCGATCAGAGCATTTCTCAAGCAGCTGACGGTTGATGACTTCAAGACGGTTTGCCAAAAAGCCAACGTGAGCGATTTTTTGACCGGGAAGAATGACAGAGAGTGGAAAGCTGACTTTGACTTTCTTCTGCGCGTAGATAAAGCTATCAGCATTATTGAGGGCAAATACAGCAATAACAAAGAGAGCGGTTCGTTTGAAACCGATGAATTTTACGAAGCTGCTCTGCGCAAGGCTTGCGGTGAAGAGCTTTACCAAGAGGTTTACGGCAAATCGAAACCGAAAACAGCTGCGGAAGATCCCGAGATCAGAGAAAAGGCAGAGAGCTTGAAGGGGAGATTGAAAAATGGGTTGGGATAATATTTCTGAAGCAAAGTGCCGGTACTGTGGCAGAACGTTTGTGCCCGCTCCCCATCATGCTCTGAAAGATACCAACGGACTCTACTGTAAACCGACCTGCTTTTTGCACCGTGACGAGCTGCACAAGAGAAAGAAAAAGAGGGTGCTTGCGTTCCGTGGTGACGAGGTAGAGATATTCAAGAGTGCAACCGATGCGGCAAATCAATTCGGCACGGACGCAAAGGTTATCCGCAATGCTTGTCACAATGGAGAGAAATACCGGGGCTATACTTGGAAATACGAGGAGTGATTGCATGAGAGCTGAAACGTATCTTGATAGAATCAAGAAAATAGACGTGCTGATCCTGAACAAGATGCGCGAGCATAGGCGGTGGGTAGATTCTGCCGAGGGGTTGAGCGGTGCCGCCTTCGGTGAGCGCGTGCAATCCTCAAGAAATCTCCACCGGGGCGCAGATGCGATCATCAACTATACCGTGCTTGAGGGTGAGATTAACGCCCTTGAAACGGAAAAGCAGAACATCATACACACCATCGAGCGGTTACCGAGTGTTGAGTATGATATTCTGCATAAGCTGTACGTAGGTAAGTATGACAAAAAGCTGGACCGTATGCAATATGATTCCCTCAAAGATATCGCGTATCAGTACAAGAAAAGCTACGATTGGGCGAAAAAGAAAAAGCAGCGCGCTGTGCGGTTGCTTGGAGCGGTGCTTGACGAGCAAGGGATATAAAGAAAAGGGTTGACCAAAGCGGTCAGCCCTTTTTGAATATGGCAAGTAAGATTGTGGTCAATGGTAAGGCTACGGTCAGAATGCCGAGCAGCACCATGATATCGTATTTGACGGATAGAGCGGTCACGCCAAAGGTGGCGATTGCTGCGAGGGTGCTTATTAGGTACTTTTTGAAGATCGCATGAGTGTTGAGGAACGCCCATGCAGCGTAGGCTATGTATAAAATGATCATTGTTCGGACTCCTTTTCCATATCCTTGCGGATCAATCTCTTGATGTATGTGGCTTTCGGCTCGTCTAACTGTGCAAGCCATTCCAGAATGTCCTTGTCTGTGGGGTAAAGCTCTATGCGGAGCGGTACTACTTTCTTTCGGTAGTTGGCTCTCGCCTTTTTGTCGGTTAGTTTGATGCTCATGGTGTGTTCTCCTTTATGCTGCTATTTTTTTGAGTGCCTTGTTTGCGTGGGGAAGCCATACGTTGTTTACGTAGTCGGTAACGGCTTGGTCGGGCTTGTGGTTGTGGTCTGCGTAGAATTGCAGTATCTTCTTGCTTTGGGGAGAAAATTCGATTGTAGCAAGGGGCGTTTCGGTGTCGGTGGCAGAACGGACGAAGAAGATCAGACTTTGCTCTTTTGCGAATTTTTGGTCATAGTTCATTCTGCCTACACAATGATGCAATGCTTCTCCCTCTTTGACAAGCTCCGCTGGGCTTTGCGCGATATAGACAACAAACGCGCCATTGTCAAGGCTCTGCAAGGGCAGATATTTGCTTGCTACGGTTACAAAGTTCTCGGCAAGGTGTTCGCGTTCCCATTCGCGCTTTATGCGCTCCTGCTCGGCTTTGAGGGCTCTTGCGGTGTGTGCATCTTCAATGGCGACATCGTGGGCGTGCATAAAATCGTGGGGGTAGCGGTTCTTGTCCTTGGTCATATCCATGCCGAGCTCACGGCACGCGCTGACATAATCGCGGTAAAGGGAGAGGGTGGTATTCTGCTTTTTGAGGTAGCCGAAAAGGCGGTCTGCTTCTCCCTTGAACATTCCGTTGAACGTTTTGTAGAACGGAGTAGCAAGGTCTTTCTTAAACCACTCATACTCTTGTACGATCTCAAGGGGCTTGTTCTGCTTGTATGCGTTGAGAATCGTGCTTACGTAGAATTGCTTATCATATCCTCTGTCCGATGCAAGGAGTTCGCGGTTTCTGCCGAGGTACTTACGGAAAGATTTGTCTTTGGTGGCTTTCTCCAAAATCTGCTTGGAGAGGGCATAACTTGAAAGTCCGAGCTTGACGAGCATTTCTGCTATGGGGTACTTTTCGTAGGTGCGGAGATATTCAATGATATCCTCTCCTTGGTAGAGATCGCAAGCGGAGTATTGGTATTCGGGGTACTTACGGAGATAGTCAAGGTTTACAATGGGTGCGAACGTGGGGTTGTAATACTTGTCATCGGCTTCGTACCACTTGCCTTTTGCATACCATGCTGGGGCGTTGTGCTGACGCATACCCTCGGAGTAGAAATCGACCTTGAAACCGCCCATATAGGCGTACTCCATATCGTGCACGAAACAGATATCAGAGTGCAGACCGTGAACGGCTACCTGCTTGCAGTACCAAACCTTTTTATAGATCTTGACGGCTACTGTGACTCGGCAGAGATCTCCGTCATTCTTGGCAAGGTATGAGTAAAAGCGGAGCTGTCCGCAGGGCTTGATATTTCTGCTTTCGTCAAGCTTCTTTATCTTGGCGAGTATTTGCTTGGGTATGGGCTTGATCTTCTCTATCTTCATAACGTGCTCCTTAGAATAAATCAAACAAAGAGATTTGAGCGGTGTCGGTGGGCTTTTTGGTCTTGGGCTTGGGTTCGGGTGTGGGCTTACGTTCGGGTTTGGGTTCGGGGGCAGGGGTGTCGAGAATGCTTAATTGTTGGGGCTCGGTCTTGGGGGCTTGTATGGGCTTGGTGGGGGCTTTGGGCTCGGTCTTTGGCTTGGGAGCTTGGTAGGGCGTGCCGTCAAGGTTGAATAATTCTCCCCCGATGGACTCTTCTTCAAAGTAGTGGATAGCCCACCCGAAAACTGTCTGATCGTCAACACAAGCAAAATTCGCGCCTTTCTCGGCAAGCTTGCGTGCTTCGGTTGTAGCCCACTTGAAAAAGCCTTGCAGGGTCTTGCGCATGATTAGATGCTTGCCGTCCTTGGTGAGCGGTGTGCCGTTGTTGATCTTGTCTGCTAAAGTGTCGCTTGCGTTGTGCTCAAGGTATTCCTTGATACGTTGCTCTGGAACGTTGTGAGCGGTCAATGCTAATGCTTTCATATTCTATTCCTTTCTGCGCCTTTAGGGGATTCGCTTTCCATAATTTTAGAATGTTTGTGTTCTCATGATCGAGCCGTCTTTAATGGAGACGATCTTGGTGATCTTCCAGTTTTTCTTTTGGCACTTGATCTTGAAATCGGTCAGCTCTCCGTATGGCAGGGTGCGCACGCGAGAGCCGTATTCGGTTGCGTAGTAAACTGTGTATTTGGTCACGATGATCCCCCTTTCCACTCTCTATTATAGCATACCCCTCGGGGTATGTAAATTCGCAGAATAACCAAAGCGGAGTGAAAAAACTGTGCATATTTCACAAATCGGCTGAAATTACCCCAAATTACCCAACTTTACCCCATTTTCACCAACACGTGCGCAATTTTCGGGGTTATAATAATACTGTGAAAATATCGAAAGAGGGCGTGCTGACGGGTACGCTCTTTTTTTATATGCCGAGAAGCACCTGCGGATATTTCATTCGAGACCATGTGGGATATCCGTCAAATAGTTACTCCTGCGGCGGCACTCGGTGTCGCCTAAGGTGCTCGACAAAAAGAAAGGGGGAGAGGTCGTGCTGACGGCAAATCAAGAGAAATTCGTGCAGGGTATCATTGATGGCAAGAGCCAAGCGGAAGCATACAGATCCGCTTACCCCAATCAAAAAATGTCGGACAAGACTATTTGGGAAAAGGCAAGCACTCTGATGCGCAAGGACAAGGTTGTGGCAAGGTTGAACGAATTGCGAGAGCAGATGATGAAACCGAGCATTATGAGCGCGCAGGAGCGGTTAGAATTGCTTACAAGAATTGCCAAGGGCGAAGAGCATGAGAGGGTCATGCGTATCGTTGATGGCGAGATGGTGGAAATTGAAGTGCCTGCAAGCATTAAGACAAGACAGACCGCCATTGACCTTATGAATAAAATGACAGGAGAGTACACGACCAAGATCGAGGGAGATCTGAACGTGAAACGGCTTGAGGACTTGCTATGACATACTCGGCAGATTTTCTTATCGAGAAGCGCAAAGAGAAATGGCAAGAGAAGCACAGTATAGAGTTTGACAAGCAATTTCGTGATGCGGTGGCGCAGGAGCTATTGACAGATGCCGACTTGCTTGCAGAGGTTAAGAGATACCCCGAAAAGCTGATAGAGCTATTCTTTATCGTGGTTGACAAGAATCAGCAGACAATGCCGTTCTTTCTCAATGACGTGCAGCATGATTTCATGAATACCCTGAACAAAGCCATAGAGGACTTTGAAAAGGGGGAGATCACTGATATATCCCTATTGGTATTGAAGGGCAGACAGCAAGGATTTACCACGGTTGTGACGGCATATCAGCTGTCGTGCTCGTTGCTCAATCGCAACTTTCAAGGCTACACGTTGGCAGACAAGAGCGACAACTCTGAAGCAATCTTTCAGAACAAAGCAAAGTTTCCGTATAGTCAGCTCCCGGAAGCGTTAAAGCCTACGGAGAAATACAACAACCGCAAGCAGCTGCTATTTGAGAAAATCAATAGCTCGTGGGCGGTTGATACAGCGACAAAGGACGTTGGGCGTTCGCGCACGGTCAACTTCTTCCACGGCTCTGAATGTGCCTTTTGGAAGGACGGTATATCACCTATACAAGCTGCTTTGGGTGAAGCCTTTACAAGGAACTGCATCAAGATATACGAGAGCACGGCAAACGGCTATAACGACTATCAGAAGATGTGGGATAGTGGCGTACACATTAACTGCTTCTATGAGTGGTGGAAAACCAAGGAATATCGCATATCCTTCCGTAACGATGATCAGAGAGCGGAATTTCTGCATCAGATTGACCGAGGAAAGGGATGGATATTTGATAGGCTGCGCTGGCTGCGTGACGATAAAGGGCTTGCAGCGGAGCAGCTTTATTGGTACTGGAACAAATACGATAAATACCTTGACAAGGATCTGATCAAGCAGGAATATCCATGTTCTGCGCAGGAAGCGTTCCTTCTGTCGGGCAAGAACGTATTTGACACGCAGGTCATTCTTGAACGGCTCTCACGGCTTAATAAGCCTATCAAGAGGGGCTATTTCCTGTATGACTATGACGGACTACGCATCAGCAATATACGATGGGTCAACGATAAAGAGGGCTATATCTTGATATATTCGCTCCCGAATCAGCCTGCATTTACCGAGTATTGCATAGGCGGTGACACGGCAGGAGAGGGCAGCGACTACTTTACCGGGCACGTATTGGACGCGAAAACAGGCGTGCAGGTGGCAACACTCAAGCATCAATTCGATGCAGACCAATACACAAGGCAGATGTACTGTCTTGGTATGTACTATAAGCAAGCCCTGATTGGCATAGAAGCAAACTTTGATTCTTACCCGATCATGGAGCTGCAACGTTTGGGATATCCGAAGCAATACGTAAGAGAAGCGCAGGACACCTATACCGGCAAGACAGAGAAGCGGTTTGGCTTTAAGACAACGAGCTTGACGCGCCCGACCATCATTTCAAGGCTGATAGAGATCGTCAGAGAGCACCCGGATACTATCAACGATAAGGACACCTTGGAAGAGCTTTTGACCATCACACGCAACGAAAAGGGGCGCATAGAAGCTCCCGAAGGCGGTCACGATGACCAAATGATGGGGCTTGCGATAGCGCACCATATCAGGGATCAGGTTGTGTTCATGGAAGAGCCAATTATCGTGAATCCGAAGAACGGCTTCAACATTGAGCGCATGATGCAGACAAGCACCGATTATGGCGATTCTATAACGCCTGTTTAAGGGGGATATATGGAAATTATAATAGCAGTTTTGGTGACAGGCGCGCTTTGCATAGCGTGCTTTTTTATTGGCGCAAAGGTGGGTCAGACGGCAAGCCGAGGGGAGAACATTGCGCTTCCCGATATCGGCAAGGCAAAGAGAGAGCTGCAAGAGCGCAAGGAAGCGGACAAGGAGCAAAAGAGATATAACGCTATTCTTGAGAATATCGAGCGTTACGATGGCACGGCTTCCGGGCAAAAGGATATACCGAGATAATGACGTGGGGGTGAAACATGAGCTATCAAGGAAACATGGACTATAGAGAGTTCATAGAAACGCCGATTTGGCAGCTTTTCGAAAAGGGGCGCAATTATCACAGGATCATCGGCACGTTCGGTGATACCGACAAGAATTACCGCTTCTACAACGGCAACCAATGGGAAGGCGCCAAGCTGGACGGCGTAGAGCCTGTACAGAAAAACTTTATCAAGCCCATTGTCAAGTACAAAGTGGCGGTTATTCACGACAATTTGTATGCTATCGTGTACTCTTCGCAGAATTTCAAGAGCCGAACATTCCACAAGGAAGCGGAGAGATACTGCAAGATCCTGAACGGCTACGCTGCCAAGGTATGGGAGCGCGACAAGATGGATTTCAAGGGGCGCAGGATCACCAAGGATGCCGCGATCAATGACGAGGGCATTATCTACGTTGATTTCGACCAAGAGAAGATGCTGCCGGTCAATGAGATCATCAAGAAAAACGATATCTATTACGGCAACGAGAACGATGACGATATTCAAAATCAGCCCTATATCCTGCTCCGCAAGAGAATGCCGGTATCCAACGCGATTGAGTTTGCGCTGTATCACGGCATGAGTGAGGACAAGGTGGCGTTTATTATCGGTGATAACGATACCTTTGAGGAAAGCGGAGACGCGGCAAAGGAAGAGCTTGATAACATGGTGACTATCGTGTACAAGCTTTACAAGAAGGACGGTACGGTCCGATTCTCTATTGCCACTCGGTACGTTGATATTGTCGAGGACGTTGACCTTGGTATTTCGCTCTATCCTATCGCGCATTTCGTGTGGGAAGAGAAAGAGGGCAGCGCGAGAGGTGAGGGCGAGGTTCGATACCTGATCCCCAACCAAATTGAGGTCAACCGTGTCGAGGTCAGACGCGTCTTGGCTGTCAAGTATCAGGCATTTCCGCAGAGAGTTGCAGACATAAACAAGATAGCCAATCCTAATGCTCTTAAATCTGTCGGCGGCACGATCTATACGAACGGTCAGCCGGTAGATGACGTGAACAAGATCATTGGCACGATTCAGCCGGCGCAAATGTCTGCGGACGTTGTAAAGCTGCAAGAGGACTTGATCAACATGTCAAGAGATTTGGCAGGCGCAGGTGATACCGCAGCGGGTCAGATCGATCCCGAAAAAGCATCCGGTAGAGCGATTCTTGCCGTGCAGCAGGCTTCGCAAGCTCCTATGACCGAGCAGAAAGAGTCCTACAAGACATTTGTAGAGGATTTGGCGCGTATTTGGCTTGAATATCTGATTGTGCATTCGGTGGACGGCGTGAAGATGGAAGAAGAGGTCACGGACAAGAACGGCGTGGAATACACCAAGCTTGTGACAGTGCCGCAGAGCGTGCTTGAAAAGCTGCAAGCATCGGTCAAGATCGATATTACGCCCAAGGGTGTATATGACAGATTTGCGCAGGAGCAGACGCTTGAAAACCTGTTCGTGAATGGTATGTTCAGCGTGGAGAAATTGCCCGAGTTCAAGAAATACGTCAAGGCTCTTCCTGACGATTCCGTTGCACCCAAGACCATCCTTGAGGGAATCGTTGATGATGCGGAAGCAGAACAGCTCAAGATTGCCGAGTACGAGGCAAAGGCGCAGATGCTTATGCAGAATGCGCAGCAGTTCTTCATGGAAGATCCCGATGGCCAGGCAGACCAAATGGCAGATGCACAGATGCAGCTTGAAGCCGAGGAAGCAGAGCTTGCCGAGCAAGAGGACGAGCTTGACGAGGAAACCGAGGAAGCGGAAGAGGATATCGAGGAAGAATAAAGCCCTTTTATAGGGCTTTTTCTGATACATGACCGAGCATTTACGTCATAAAACTGCATGGAATCGGTGAAGCAAACACCACTCAAAAAATGGGAAGGAAAATCGTATGAACGAGAACGAAAACCTTGTGACCGAAGAGGTTGCTGAAAACACGGAGCAGACCGCAGAACAAACCGCAGAACAAACGCCCAAGAGTTACACGGACGATGAGGTCAATGCAATCGTGGGCAAACGCCTTGCCCGTCAGGAAGCAAAGATCCGCAAGGAATATGACCGCAAGTACGGCAGACTTACGGAAGTGCTGAAGGCAGGCACAGGCAAAGAGGACGTGGACGAAATGACCGACACGTTTGAGAAATTCTATGAGAGCAAGGGTGTCAAGATCCAAAAGCCGCAGTATTCGGCAAAGGACATTGAAGCACTTGCAAGGGCTGATGCAAACGATATCATCGGCGCTGGCTTTGAGTACGTGGTTGACGAGGTTGACCGCCTCTCCGAGATCGGCGCGGATAGAATGACCGCAAGAGAAAAAGCGTTGTTCAAGGTGCTGGCAGAGCACAGGCAGAATGCCGAGAGAGCGCAGGAGCTTGAAAAGATCGGCGTTGGTGAGGACGTTTTGAACAGCCCCGAGTTCAAGGAATTTCAGCGTATGTTCAGAGAGGACACGCCTATTTCCAAGGTATATGAGCAATACCAAAAAAACAAACCGAGAAAAGAATTTAAGACGATGGGGAGTATGAAGCAGCCCCAAGATACCGGCGTAAAGGATTACTACACGCCCGAAGAGATCGAGAGGTTGACCATGAAAGACCTTGACGATCCGAAGGTGTGGGAAGCCGTAAGACGCTCTATGACAGGCGGCTAAATATCCTCATCCCCAAGAAAGGATGAATGATTATGGCAGTAGCAAACACTATTTCCAATTTCCAGCAGACTATTTGGAGTAAGTCCATTCTGCGCTCCCTTGAGAAGATCACTTCTCTGCGCAATCACTGCAACTTCCAGTACGAGAAGGAAGCAGAAAACGCAAAAGAGGTTAAGATCCTCTCTGTAAACCGCCCCACCATCCGCACCTACGTGCCCGGTACTGCTCTTGTAAGAGAGAGCGCAGCAGACAGCTCCCAGCTGCTCCAGCTGAATCAGTACAGATACTTCAACTTTGAGGTTGAGGATATCGTAAAGGCACAGAGTGTTCCGGGCTTGATGGAAGCCCTGACCGATGAAGCAGGCAAGGGTCTTGCTCTTGAGGGTGACAAGTACGTTGCATCCGTGGTAAAGGCAGACGTTGAAGCAACCACTCCCACCGTGTCGGTTTCTCCTTCTGTGATCACGCTGACCGCTACCAACGCAATGGCATCCGTTGAGGACGGCTTTGCCACTCTGTACGCAAACGACTGCAAGGTGTCCGACACCTTCTACCTTGAGGTAGCACCCAAGGTATTCACCACCTACCGCCAGCAGCTCACCGAGCTGTCTACCAACAACCCCGAAATTCTCAAGAAGGGCGCGGTTGGTAAGATCAACAACGCATTCGTGTGCATCGAGAACTGCCTGCCTACCGGCAAGAAGGCTTCCGGCAGCACCGCAGATGATGTGTACTACAACATTCTGCGTACCGACAAGGCGATTGCCTTTGCAGAGCAGATCGACAAGGTAGAGAAGTACCGCCCCGAGGACGCATTCACCGATGCTGTCAAGGGCCTGTACGTATTTGGCGCGAAGATCGTTCGCCCCAAGGAAATCTACGTCATGAAAACCGAAATGTAATTACAAAAAACAAGGGGCACGGCTGCAATGTGGGTCGTGCCCCCACTTTACACAAAGGAGTAACCTATGAGCAACGTGAACAATGAACTGTTTACAGTAAAGCCCAGCCTTAGTCAATACTACGGCAGAACGGTCACAAAAGAAATGCGGTTTGATGAAATCACCGAGAACGGAGAAATTCATCAGACCTTGGAAAACTGCGTGCTGACCACCGAGATCAACCGAGAGTGGATGCAGGGCGATATCAAGAACGAGCTGCACAGCGTTCAAAAGGAAACGCTGCCCGAGGGCACGATCATCATTTGGAGCGAATTGCAGGGCTATATCGTTCCGAACGTGCCTATGTACAAGCTTAAGGACCTTGAAGAGGAAATCGCAGCAATCAAGGAGATTTACCGTGATAACACGGATATCAACCCTTGTGGGGAGTAATAAATAAGGGCATAAATCAGCCTACATAGATAGGACTACCGAGCGTATAGCTCAATGCCCTTTTTTGGGGGGATGGTGCAAGCCTTCCCCTCTTTTTGTGAATATAGAACAAAACTTTCTGTATTGACGAAAGGAAGGTAAGAAAATATGTATCAAGTAAACGAAGATAACTCTATCTACGTAACAAGGGGCGATATTGTCCTTATGTCTGTTTCCGCAGAGAAGGACGGCGTGCCCTATACGTTTATGCCGGGTGACCTTTTGCGCATCAAGGTCTACAAGAAAAAGAAAGCTACCGAGGTTGCATTGGAGAAGGATTTCCCGGTGACCGAGGTAACGCAGAAAGTGCAGCTCTATCTGTCGGGAGAAGATACCAAGATCGGTGACGTGATCTCCAAGCCGGTTGACTATTGGTACGAGGTTGAGCTCAATCCCTTGAGTGATCCGCAGACCATTATTGGCTATGACGAGGACGGCGCAAAGGTGTTCAAGCTGTTCCCGGAAGGTGCAGACAAGGAAGTCGAGGAATACAAGCCGGGCGAGGAAGAATTGCTCTCGCGCTTTATGGATGACGAGCTTGACGTGACTTCAAAGCATCCTGTTGAAAATCAGGTGATTGCAAGAGCCTTTTTGCAGCTGGAAGCGAGCCACAAGGCAACGCATGAAGCGGTGGCCGCATCTCACGTCACTCCGCAGATGTACGGCGCGGTCGGTGACGGCGTTGCGGATGATACCGAGGCTTTGCAAAAAGCGTTTGCCGCTACAAAGTCGGGGCAGACGTTGCGCTTGCCTGACGGCGAATATTTGTTGAGCAAACAAATCGTGATCACCAACGATATGAGCGTTGTGTCTGTTTCGGGCGTGATCGTGGGGAGCAGCCTGCAAATTGACGGAACAGATGTGACTTTGAGCGGTGTAACATTCCGCGACACCAAGGCAAACGCTATCGAGCTTATCAATGGCGCAACGCTGACCGCAGACAAGTGCCGGTTTGAAAACATCGGCATCCGTGACGATTTGGACGAAACGAGTCAAGGGTGCGGCATTTATGCAGGCGGCGAATTTGAGATCAGGGTTTACAATTCCGTATTCGACAAGTGCCATGGACACGGAGCAATTTTCTGCGGCGGTGCAGGAAAGGTTGACGTAAAGGGCTGTTACTTCCGTGAGAATTATTATCGCGCAATCCAGCTTTACGGAGAGGGCGTTACAAGCGGTACGATTTTCGGAAACTACATTGAGGATTGCGGCAAGCATAATCAGACCGGTAGCGGAGTCGGGTGCAACGGCGTTTATTCTACAAACGGATCGGGCGTTGTGCTTGAGGGCAACACGATCATGAACAGCAGAGAAAATGCTGTTGAGGGAGCTTTTTTGCGAGTTGTCGGGAACTATATCAACGGTACAGGCGTTGAAATCGAAACAAAGCCCACTCCGTCCAACGAGGGCATCTTTGTTGTACCTTCTGTTCCTGCTTTCGTTGCTGATAACATCATTCTGAACGCAGGCGGCTACGGTATCAAGTCGTACAGCGATACTGCGATTACACAACCCATATACATCAAGGGTAACATCATTCGAGGCTCGGGCTCGGGAGCAATCGACATTAACTCGCCCGAATCTGTGAGCAACGTTTTCGTGATAGACAATACTGTGGACGGTGACGTAAATCTGAATAATGCCAATGATACGGACGTGTACGTTGGTGACATTTCCAAATTGAACGGCAAGCCTGACATTTCAAGAAACAAAGCAATTTTGGACTACTACCACTATTTCGATCAGGTATCTCCGTTCACAAGCAGCAACTGCACGCCCACGATCAGCACCGACAGCGACGGGGCGAGTTATGCCAACATTCCCTACCAAGAGTACGCAAAGCTGACGTATGCGTTGCCTTCTCTCAAAAGCGTGAAGCACCTGCTGTATATTGCGGTTTGCGGCAAGGGAAAATTCACCGTAAACATCACAAAAAATAATCAGTATTACAGAAACGTCCTTGCAATCGAAGGTACGGAGTTTGTTGAAAAACATTATATTATGCCATTGACCGGGGCGATCTCGGATAAATTTAAGGTGACAATCGAATTGCAGGAAACGAGCGGCATCAAGACTATGGATGTTCGGCTGTATCGTTGATTGCTTTTGAAAGGAGATAACGCATGAGTAACGTATTGAGGGGTACTGTAGTAAACCCCGATGTGATCCGCGGCAAGAGTGCCTATGAGGTTGCCGTGGCGAACGGCTTTGACGGAACGGAAGAGGAATGGCTTGCTTCTTTGCAGGGTGAGCAGGGTATTCAAGGCATTCAAGGCGAGCAGGGAGAAAAGGGCGATCCCGGAGAGGACGGCAAGGACTACGACTACGGCAACATCCGCGACACCTTAGAAATCACGCTCAAGTCAACCGATTGGGCAGACAACAAGCAGACCATTCCTGCCAATGCGATCTCAGAGAACAGCACCTTGGTAGCAAGCCCGACAACGGAAAGCACAGAAGCGTATATCGCAAGCGGTATCATGCTGACAGAAGCAGAGGTCGGCAAGATGGTATTTGAATGCGTAGTACCCCCGACAGAGGATATTGCGGTGCTGGTGCATATCGTTGACCCTTTGATTACGACCAATCCCATCCTCTCCTTTGACAGCGTAGACGAAATGAACGCTTATGAAGCAGAGGACGGAGCGATTGCGATTGTGCCGAGTGAGGGGGAGAGTGGTGCGGCTAAAATGTATGTTCTCAAGGTTTCGGAAGTGCCCACCGCAGACAGTCCCGTAGTATTTGATAACGAAAATACCACAATTCTTAACGATGCCGTTGCAAATGAGACGGATATTTTGTTTTTGAAAATAGAAGGTATTTATGCCGCGCCCACGGTTTACACCTTTGTTCGTAGCGACTTGGAGGGTGTTACTATTTATTCATGTTTACCCGCAACTGGAACATTATGGGTTATTGCTCAAGAAGAAGGTGTATGGGCAATGCTCGCTATGGCAACAGAGTGAGGTGAAAAAAACATGACTAAATATCTATACAACGGCATAGAACTCCCTGCATTGCCCGAATACCCGACAGATTTAAACGGCAATACAATGTCGTATGTGGTAATTGAGGTAAAATCTGACGGCTCATATTGGGTAAGTTTTTCGGGACAACCCATTACATTTGACGGCACGGAATTTGTTGTAAATCTGCCGCGCGCTTGGGGGTACATTGAAAATGATGCTTGGGTGACAGACCTTGCGTTTGGTGGTTATTACACCTTTAATAATTGTGTTTGGTCAAACCACAACATTCTCAACGAGGACGGCACAATCTACCTTGTCGCAAGTGACCCCGTACCCGTTGGAGAAACGCCCGAAGCCTATTCATCCTATGTCCACAACGGCACATGGCGCAAAGGAACATTCTACAAGCGAGTGAATAACGCATGGGTAAAGCATCAAGCCTACCGCAGACAGAATGGCGCGTGGGTGAAAGTAAAGGAGTGATAAAATGCCAATAATTATTAACCCTATCATAAACGCAACAGACCCTACACTCCAAGAAAAGACCATCACCGAAAACGGAGAGTATGTAGCAGACGAGGGCTATGATGGGCTGTCAAAGGTGAAGGTCAATGTAGAGAGCGGTGCTTCCTTCAATATCCACTACGGCTTGAATCCTCCCGAGGACACAAGTATGTTGTGGGTGGAAACGGAGAGTGAGCCGACAAGCGTTATCATTGACGGAGTGAATCCCGTTGGTGGTGAACAATTGTTAGAGAGTGTTGGTACGCTTCCTTTTGCAAGTAACACCTTGAAAGGTGTAGGCTACGGTGCAAAAGCATTTCTGTTTGAAGGCACGAGCATTTACAAATATGACTCCAATACAAACGAAACCGAATTGCTTGAAACTGTCTTGCCGTTTTCACCAGATGCTGGTGTTGCTGGTGTCGGTAAAAAGTGCTATGGCTTTTCAAATACTGGTACATTCATCTATGACATGGCAGACGGTAGCATTGAAGTCCTTGATGCTAAATTGACCGCTGAGTATACGGGTTGTGCCGTTGGTGTGGTCGGAACAAAAGTGTATCTGCTTGGTGGTCGTGGTGGTGGTGTAACAAAAGATATTCATGTGTTTGACATGGAAACTAATGAACTGACAAAGCTCACGGCAACGCTTACGAACACTTGCGAAAAGCGTTATGCAGCAGTTGTTGGGACACATATCTATTTGCTCGCAGGTAGTCCAAACAATCCTGTGTATCTATTTAAAACCGAAACCAACACTTGTTCAACATTAGGATATCAACCACACATGATGCACGGTGCAGATGGTGTAACGATTGGCACAAAGGTCTATCTGTTTGGTGGTAATGCTTTTGGTACTTACTACGATGAAATCTATGAGTACGACACTGAAGCAAGAAAGTTTACTTTGATGTCTGCTCATCTCCCGACTCCAATAGATGGAATGAAGGCTGTTCAAATTGGAACTGCGGTTTATTTGTTTGGCGGTTACGATGGCTCAACAAAAACATATCTGAACTCTATTTTGAAGTATGAATTTACAGTTGACCTTGACGAAAACACAGCACATATCTCTGCAACATTTGACAATAATCTTTTTGCATTGATTAATGGTGAAAATTCGTTAGTGTGTGGTGTCACAAAAGTGTTTATCGGCAACGCTGAAAATCATGCAAAATTAGTGGATGCTTACCTTTACAACGAAACTTCCCAAGCATGGGAACTGATATAAGGAGATTACTATGTGGGAAATTTGGGACAAAATGACACCGATTAACGGAATGTCTGCTGAACAATTTTTGAGTGATTGCGATTTCTTGGCAAACGAGGAAACAATCTTTATCAAGTATGTCAACGGCAGAGCCGTACAAGTAGAGGGCAAGGGTATACTTGCTTCTGTGTATGGCATTGACCCGACATTGGACAATGACGCTTTTATCGCAGAATACGAAAAGGCGATTGCGGTGGAGGAAACCGAAAACAATTCTGAGGAGGTAACAGAATGAAAGAAGCAATGAAATACGTGCGATTGATCGCGCTGGCTGTGTGTGCTGTTGTCACTCTGCTCATGGAGATTTACGGTGCATCCGCTCCGCTTGAGATCACCGCCCTTGTGTGTACCTTCGTGCTGGCTGCATGGTGCGCGTGGAAGAACAACGATTTCACGTGGGCTGCAAAGGTCGGAACACAGGTGATGCTGGCACTCAAAGACGGCAAAGTTACCAAGGATGAGGTCATGGCGATTTTATCCGAGGGTGCAGCAAAAAAAAACAGTTGACACGAAAGGAGAGGTATGGTATAATGACCAATGAAGATATCGAACGCTTGAAGGACATATTCGTACCACGAAAAGAGTGCCAAAAGAACATCGAATCCGAGGACAAGAAGATCGAGATGATGCGTGAAGAGAACAAGAAAACTCAGATCGCTGTCGCAAAACTTGATACAAAGCTCGGGATCATCATAAGTATCTTAGGTGCTATCGGTGTTGCCGTCCTCGGTGTTTGCGTAAAAATACTTTTTGGAGGATGAACATGAGCAACTGCGAAAACTGCACCGATTGCAAGGAATTCGACGAGGCTAAGCTCGAAGAATCCGCGGAGAAATTACCTGAGACCATTCCGTACATCGTTTACCAAGCTGAAATGCATAGACAATATCGTCAGCACGAAAAGGAAATCCAGCGCTCAGAAAAGCACACTCTAAAGTGGATGGTTGCTTTCTTTGTTTGCCTTGCCTTGTTTGTTGGCACCAATATTGGATGGCTGATCTATGAAAGCCAGTTTGAAACGATCTCCTACCAGCAAGACGGTGAGGGTCTCAACAATGTAAATGTTGGAGAACAAGGAGATATAAACTATGGGGCAGAGAGTCAAAGTGAGGCGGAAGAAAGCCAATAACGCAAGAGGCTACAAGATCACCAAGCGCAAGAGAAAGCGCACAAGAAAAAACGGCAGGTGATTGCCGGATGAAACGAAACATCAAATCATTTGGAGTGCCCTGCAGCGTATGGGAGACTCTGATTGACGAATGGGTATTTGACGCAGTCCACAGAAAAATGCTAAAGCTGCATTTGTTGGACTGCGTTGAGTACGAGCGACTTGGTTATATATTTGATTTATCAACTCGGCAAGTTGCAAGAATCATGGCTGAAGAAATGGAATATTTGTTCACCAAACTCGATCAATATTAAAATTGTCATATAAATGTCATAAAAGAGGCATGTTTACTTCGTTGTAAGCATGCCTCTTTTTTGTTATGCTTAAATCATGAAAGAAAAGGATATTTTGAGCACTCTTCTTGACTCTTACGACAATGACGGCTTGTTGTTTTTTCTTGAAGAGATCCACGCTGTCAAAGGCGAATGTATCAGTATTATAACGCCAACCCAGACCGCAAGCAGGTAGGAGACTGCGTCATAAGGGCTTTATCTAAGGCTCTCGGTCAGGATTGGGAAAAGACATTCGTGGAGGTAGCGTTTGAGGCTTTTTTGCTTTGCGACATGCCGTCCTCAAATCGCGTGTGGGCTTCTTATCTCAGACTCAAGGGTCTATCAAGATACACTATCCCGGACGATTGCCCCGATTGTTACAGCGTGGCAGATTTTTGCCGCGATCACCCGAAAGGAACGTACATTTTGTCCTTGGACGGACACGTTGTTGCCGTGCAGGACGGATGCTTTTATGACACTTGGGACTGCTCTGACAGGGCGGTACTCTATTACTGGAAAAGAAAGGAAGAATAACTATGGCTTATCCTCAGCAGCAATACTACGCTCCGTACCCTCAACAGCAATACTACACACCCAACAACGGTGCAGCGGTTGACATGCTAAACCAGTACAAATACGGTCAGCAGACACCTATGCCCATGGCACAGCCTATGCAGCAACCCATGGCACAGCCCATGCAGGTGCAGGCAAACGGTGGGCTGATTTGGGTTGACGGAGAGGAGCAGGCGAAGAATTATCTTGTCGCTGCTAACAACGTCGTGCCTATGTTTGACAAGCTCTCTCCCGTGCTTTACGTCAAGAGCGCGGACGGTGCCGGTATGCTGACCTTCAAGAAATACAAGCTGAACGATTTTGACGACGCGCAGGCAGGGCAGAATAACGCACAAGGGCACGTTTGCTCTTGCGCAGGCAAATACCCCTCTATCGATGAATTTAACGCCCTGCGCGAAAAAATGGAGGCTCTGCGCGTCGAGTTTGACGAATACAAGAAAGGCGGTGCTTGATTATGGCAAATCCCATGTACAACCAATTCGGGCAGCAGCCCGCCAATCCGATCTCGCAGATCATTGCGCAGGCAAGAGAGCTGCAGCGCACGTTCCGGGGAGACCCCCGGCAGGTGGTGCAGCAGATGCTCAACTCGGGGCAGATGTCCCAGCAGCAATTCAATGCGCTTGCACAGCAGGCAAATGCGATCATGTCGCAGATGAAAGGTGATTAAGGCTACGTCGGGGTGCACACCGATCATGCATAAATATTTTCAAGAAAGGAACAAATACCATGACAACTGAATCTATGACTCCCGCTGATCTCGCTGCAGTTTGCGGCAATAACAACAACAGCGGATGGGGCTTCGGTGGCGACGGTGCGTGGTGGATTATCATCCTGCTTCTGTTCGGCTGGGGTCGCAACGGCTTCGGCTATGGCGGCATGGGTGGCGGCTGTGGCTCTCCCTGCGCTACGCAGGCTGACGTCCGCGCAGCTGTTGATCAGCAGACTCTGATCTCCAAGCTTGACAACGCTGTTTATGGACTCACCGATTCCACTTACGCACTCAACAACGCTATCATGAACGGCTTCCACGGAGTGGACAACGCGCTTTGCACCGTTGGCTACAACACGCAGGCAGGCTTTAACGCTCTGTCCGCGCAGCTGGCACAGTGCTGCTGCGATAACCGCGCTGCGATTGCAGACGTGAAGTACACCATCGCAAACGAGAGCTGTGATACGCGCCACGCGATCTACAACTCCAGCCGCGACATCATCGACAACGCCAACGCAAACAGCCGCGCTATTCTCGACTTCCTGACTCAGGACAAGATCGCAACGCTGACTGCTGAGAACCAGGCACTCAAATTCCAGGCTTCTCAGACCGCGCAGAACGCGTTCATCACCGCAAACCAGGAGGCACAGACCGCCGAGCTGATCAGACGCTTGGATCCTCGTCCTTGCCCTCAGCCCGCATATGTGGTGCAGCCTCCGCAGCCCGTGACTTTCCCCACCAACTGCTGCGGTACTGCAAACTATGCTGCAGGCGGTTGCGGCGGTTTCTGAGCTAAATAGCAATCTACTTTGCGCCCATGCGCAATGATCTCCTTGAATGGAGATAATGACAAGCGGTGGGGGCTTCGGCTCTCACCGCTACTATTTCAGAAAGGAAAAAAATACTATGGCAGAATACTCTTTTATTCCGTCCCAGGTAGTGGCGGAAGATGCAAACGTTGCTTTCATGGACGGTGATCGCGCTTGTCGCAAGGGCTTTATTGAGCACCGCAGCGGTTCTGGTGTGTTCACTCTGAAGGGTGCAGGCAACGGATGCAGATCACTTTACCGCGTCACCTTTGACGCAAATATCGCTGTGGCACCGGCAGAAGACGGTGGTGTGCTCGGTCAAATCAGCATCGCTCTGACCGAGAATGGTGAACCGTTGGGCAACGCGACGGCTATTATTTCCGCTCCTGCTGCCATCGGAGACCTTTACAACGTGAGCATCACGACCTTCGTATCAATTCCTTGCGGTTGCTGCAAGACCGTAGCCGTTCGCAACGTAAGCGACGGCACCGCTATCGAAGTCACCAACGCGAACATCATCTTTGATCGCGTTGCGTGACAGAAAGGAGATAACCATGAAACACGCAGATGAACTGAAGAAGAAGCTTTGCAAGGAGATCGACACGTTTGCTGAGAAGCCCGAGCTTCGCGGCAGCGACATCGATATCCTGTACAAGCTGGCAAGCACGGTCAAGAACATCGACAAGATTAGCCAGGGCGGCTATTCTCAGGCAAGCTCTTACGCTATGAATTCTTATGGCGACAATTCCTATCGTGGCAGCTCTTACGGCTACCCCATGGAATCTCCCATGCACGGTGTGCAGGACCCGTACTCCGGGAATTATTCCGAGATGCGCAGATACAGCCGTGACGGTGGCAAGGATCACATGATGCACCAGCTTGGCGAGATGATGCGCGGTGCAGACGAACACCAGCGCAAGATCCTCGAGCGTGCCATGAGGCAGCTTGAAGAGGCTTAAGGCGCACCGAGCAACAATTTTCACTTGGCTTTGAGATGCGCCGGGGGCAGGGAAACCTGCCCCTTGACCCTTTTTTGTTTGGTGCAAACCTTGGTGCAAACCGCGCGAAATTTGTGAGAATTTGTGAGAATTTGAGCATTTTCGGGTGAAAAAACAGCAAAAAAGAAATCCCTCAAAATCCTTTATAATTAAAGGGTATTGAGGGGTTTTCTTTGGTGGAGACAACTGGAATCGAACCAGTGACCTCTTGCATGTCAAG